AGTCAAATAACTAATAATATTATGTACGGAAGAAAAACAAAAAATGCTGGCAAAGGATCCTGTGGTGAACGTGGGGGAAAGAAGGGCAAGTAGTGCCTGACAAATCCAAGATGAAGTGCAACGTACCCCGCCGTGAAGTACAAGGCGGTAAGAAGTTCGTTGTGAAAGCCTGCCAGGGTGGGACAGAAAAACTCGTACGATTCGGGGATGCTAATATGAGCATCAAGAAGGATCAGCCAAAGCGTAAGAAAAGCTACTGCGCTCGCAGTGGTGGCATCAAAGGTAAGACCAATAAACTATCTGCTAACTACTGGAGCCGCAAGGCTTGGGACTGCTAAAACATAATGCCTGAATACCGCACATACGGAGCAAAAGACGATAAGATCCTAGAGGACCTCGATATGGGGTACACTGGGTTTAATGACTACCTGCGCCCCGATCAATTGCAACGTGGTATATTAGCGACCAGTAACAATGGTAGGCTTGGGCGTAACGGTGAGTGGCAAGTTAGGCCAGGGATTGATTTAGTCAAGGCTCCATTTGCTAGTGGTGACGAGGTCCTTAGACTTCCAACTACTTCCGAATTAGAAACAGTTCCTCCAGTTGTTGGCTTACTGCCAACTACAATTAGGTCCGCTTCTTTAACTAGTAATGTAGTTACTATTGTTATCGATGACCCAGCCGTTGAGCCAGGTCACGTGTTTATTACAGGGGACGAAATTACAGTCAGCGGTATTCCGTTTGGGGTAGATACAGATCCCAATGGGACTTTTGAACTTACTTCTGTAACAGATAACGGCAGCACAATATCTCTTACGTATGCTTTGGTCGGGGCAGATGCAACATATACTTTGCCAGTAGTCCTTCCACAGGTCTTGGACTTTACGTTAAATGATGTAGAGGGTTCATCAGTTATTGGTTACAATATGCTGTTGGATCAAGGTGGAATTTCACAGGTTTACGCTAGTACTTCCTACAGTGACCCAGGGGATTCGGCAAGTCAGTGGGTTATACTTGGCTCCAATGTAAGCGCACTGGGCATTAACCTAGCGGATCCTACAATTACGTACGACCTTCCATATCAGTCAGGAGAAACGGCTCCGCCGTTTTCAGATATGATTCAAGCCTTTAACAAAGTGTTCCTATTCCGTGATGGTCAGACTGCTCTAGAATGGGACGGCAGCTTTACTAATGTTGATTCCACAGAACTTCTAGTAGGTAAAACATATATCATTACTGCCCTTGGGGACACTGACTGGAATGACGTAGCTGGCACAACTGGAATTACATATGCAGTTGGTGATACAGTAGACGTAGAGGTTATTCCACTGACGGGTACAGGTACAGCTCGATCTGGGTTTTCACCTGTTGCTAGTGGAGCATATAGTCAACCTACTGAAATTGTCTGCGCTGCTGGTGACTTTGCTATCATTGAAAGCAGAGGTATTGTTCATCAGTCCGACGGTGTTTCTGTTGGGTCAGTTATTACCGTACTCGGTGCAGAAACAAATGAAGGCGATCAGACCTCTGGTTTACAGGTTGGATCCGAGTTTGTTGTAGCTAAAGTATTTAAGGGTGGACCAACAAGTAATATTGGTACTGATCCAGGAAATCCTCCAACTACTCCAGCGGATCAAACTATAACTGGCCCAATAGTAGGAGGGGACTACGACGGTCTTCACAAGGTAACTTTATTGCTTTCTGGTAATACCTTTGAGGTTGGAGATCCAATTGAGCTTGCTGATTTTAGTACAAGTGCTGGGATCAACGGAGCAAGGTTTGTTGCTGAACGCACCGATAGTTCATTCTCTTTTTATACAGCCGATTTTTCTAATAATAATACTCCATTACCTGGAACAGTTAATTTAGCTCACGGATTTGAGTTCTGGGTACAGGCGGACTCAATTGATACACACATTACGGATGGGGCTAGTTTAACTGCTACTCCAGTATTTACACGGAAGGTATCAGTAGGACTGGGCTTTACTCATATGCCAGCACCTCCATATGCTACATATCACCAGCGTAGATTGGTTATGCCGTATCGCTATACGGTTAATAATGCAGAGGGAGATTATACAGCTCGTGATAACTTGGACGAGGTTATTATATCTGACATCTTGGACGCAGATACCTATGACCAGATTTATGGTCAGTACAGATTTAATGCTGGAACTGCGGACTTTAACGTTGGACTACTATCCTTTGCGGATGACAAGCTAGTAGTATTTAACCGTAACTCAATTCACTTAGTGCTAGGCAGCACCCCTGAGTCTGCTTCGGTTCAATTAATTACAAGCGAGGTAGGGTGTTTAGCCCGTAAGACAATTGTTCAAATTGGTAATAACATAATGTTCCTCTCTGACAATGGCGTATACGGAGCAAACTTCCAGGATCTATATAACCTCCGTGGTAGCGAACTACCACTAAGTAGTAGCATCCAGACTACCATTGATAAAATTAACCGTCAGTACTGGGATCAGTCCGTAGCTGTTTACTTCAACAATCGCTATTACATTGCTGTTCCGACTGGATCAAGCACCGTCAATAATACTATCCTTGTGTTTAACTTTATTAACAAGCAGTGGGAGTCCGTAGATAGCACCTCTGACGTGGACTGGGACATCGAGAACTTAATTGTAGCTGGTAAGAAAGGTGACCGTGCAGTATACGCAGTAAATGCCCTTGGAGGGCTTCACAGGGTTGATGCTAGACCCGATGGCGTTGATCGACTGGCTACTACTATTCCAGTCCAAGGAGCACAGGATGGCGTTATCTACAGCATCCCCGCTGAAGTAACTACCCGTCAGTTTACCTTTAATGACTTCGGTCGTAAGCGTTGGAATGAATTTGAGATGCACGTGCAGTCCAGTAATTCAGAGCAGTCCGACTTTAATATTTCAGCCGAAGTAGAAAACATTGACGCAGAGGTAGATCTTAATACACTGAGTTCATACATTGACGGAAGCCTAGACATTGACGAGGATGTTTCCATACGTGGTAGAATAGGTAACCGCCGAGGATACGGCATTCAATTTACAATTAATAATACACAGGGTCGCCCAAGAGTCCGAGGAATAAAAGTCTCAGGAGCACCTGCATCAAGATCAACAACTAGCGTACAATAATTATGGCTACAATTACAATTACCCCTGGGAACTCATTTAACCCTACTGAAACGGTAACATCTACTAAGCTCAATGACCTTGGCTCGCCTACGGCGGCCTTGACTGCTGCCTCTATTGGCACTGCTGACATTGCAGACGATGCAGTTACTTCAGATTTGATTGCTGATGATGCTGTTACTCCAGCTTTGATTGCTGATAATGCAGTTACTACACCTGCTATCCTAGATGCTAATATAACCTTTGCCAAGCTAACAGATGTCATTGACGACGACACAATGGCTACCGCTACCGATACTACATTGGCTACTTCAGAAAGCATTAAGGCTTATGTAGATGCTCAAGTTGTTTTTTCTCAAAGCTTTGAAAGCCCAGAGGCAAACATTCCAAGTGATACTAGTGGTATTACTTATTCTCACGGACTATCTAGCACTCCAAAAATAATTCAAGTGTTTCTTAGATGCAAAATTGCAGATAGCGGGTACTCAGTTGGTGACGAAGTTTTGCTTGGAGATTATGGTGATGCTGGACAAACTCAAAATTCTTGGGCTAGTTCAACAGAGGTTGGGTGGGGACATACGTACGCTGGAGCTACTGTCATAATTTCCGACAAAAACGCTAATGCTTTTTCTGTTGTTAGTTCGCCAAACTTTTTAGTGTTTATTAGAGCATACGCCTAATAAAATGAACCCCCTCCTTCAATCAGCTTAACAATTTAAATTATGGCCATTATAAATAAAGGAACAGCTTTCTCCAACGGGGAGCAACTCTCAGCAAGCAAGCTTAATGACTTAGTAGACGGAGCTACCTTTGGTACTGACTCCGTTGATAACGCTAGTACACTGCTAAACGGAGCAGGAGCTATTACAGTTCGGGATAGCGGTATTACTGCTGCTAAACTAGCAACAAATGCCGTAACTACTACCAGGATTCTGAATGCTAATGTGACTAAGGCTAAGATTGAAAACGTAGCTGACTACAAGGTTCTCGGCAACGTAAGCGGTGCTGCCGCTGCACCGCAAGAGGTAGCCATCTTAGACGAAGATGATATGGTATCTGACTCGGCTACGGCACTTGCTACACAGCAAAGTATTAAGACGTATGTAGATGCTACCGCTGGAGGCTTTACACCAAGCACCTATACTGGAGGAGAAAGTGTAACGCTTCCCAATGGTTTGATTATGAAGTTTGGGACGGTTTCGGCAGCGGGGAACGCTACCACTACTGTTACCTTTGATACTAATCTGGATGTTTTTTCTGGTACTGTAAATGCACAGCTTACCTTGAAATCTCCAGGGACTGACGATAAATATTCAATAAAAGTAGAGTCCTTAAGTAATACTACTTTAGTGCTACGCAATACTCAGGGAGCTGTTCAAGACGTGTATTGGCAAGTAATTGGATACTAATGAACCCTCTCCTTCAATCAGTACAACTAGCCATCCAGGATGGCACTCAAGTGGAAGCCATTGCTTACATAGATAAGCTG